TGAACTGATGTCTCCACAATATCGTCTCTCAGGTTTATCCCTGGAAGTTCAGATGCCTGAAAGGGATTGTTTTCAAGATCACGCCATCCAAAAATATGGCTTCCAAGATTAGTCTTATAAATGGTCACGATATAAGAAGTTCCCGTAACCCATGCAATCCCAGATGATCCAGTTTGAGTCCAATAAGTTGCCCAATCTGCTCCCGTAATTGGTTTCTTGTCATCGGCGGCCACATGAGCCAATTTACAGGTATAATTTTTAGTGTCTGTTCCGATCACCTGACTCGCGAGCAGAATCCCTTTGAACCTAATATCAATGGCTGTCATTATCTGCTGTCGGATCGAATCGGTCATTTAAACCCTCGAAAGTTTAAAGGTTGCAATCCCATCTTCGTTTTTTGGGATTGACAAAAGATAATAAGTGATTCCCCCAATAACCATCGTACTCCCATTCATGAGTGCAGAAATATCTGAATATTTTGCCGTCACGATTAATTCTGCATTTTCAATCCCAAGTGCTTGTTCGGGATTGTAATCGAATAGCACATTGATCTTGGTCGAGCTCGCGAGTGTAGCCTCCACCGCAAACTCATCCTTATTAAAAAAAGTCTCAAGGTCAGTCAATAAATCGGCTGCCAAAGTCATCCCGAACCTCTTTAAAAAAGGCGCGAGCCCGGAAAGACCCGCGCCCCTTGATTAACTGTGATTAATTCTATCTTTCCCACCATGCTACTTCGAACTCAAAGGCCGGCGCAGCTGTATTGGCCGCACCCCACATAATTAAAGTTAAATTTTGGCCTGGACCAAGAATGATGGGGCCGGCGATATCTACAGCCCTGCCTGAAGCGGCTGCTGATATGCCTCCGGTTCCCCCCTCATGAGAACCGCAAAGAATTAGATATTCATCAAAGACCGTGGGAATGACGCCTCGAAAGGTCCCTCTGCCGACAGTACGTTTGTTTATCCCCACCGCCGTGGTCAAGGCGCCGGCGTACATCTGAACGATTGAGGGTGTACCGGAATCTCCATTAGAACTGACCGGTGTGATAGCCGACCCGCCAGTGGAGCGAGCAGTGCCGTAGTCCAAGACCAAAGCCCATTGCCAAGAAGTGGCAGTAATTGGCACCGCAGTGACCAGCAATTTGATATAATCGAGGTACATTCTTTTTCCATTGGCAAGATCGTTGTTTCGGAAATAAAAGTAGTTTCCAACCGCACCTGCCGTATCTGCATAGGCCACAATATTGGTGGTTTGAGCGATCCCCGTCCCAATGGTTGTATTGTAAGCAAGAAAATATGTCCCCTCATCGGAGAGGGCATACTTACTGCTATGCATGGGAATGATTATTGTTTCCCCATATCTCCCGGAACGGAGTGATGTGGGGTTGGTATCTGGAGTCGCCTGGGGAAGACCTCTACTTACCCGCCCCGAATTCTGGGCATCGAGAACGGGAACAAATAACATCAATGCAAGCAAAATAATTGGAACCCATTTTAGTCTTCTCATCTTTTTTCCTCCTTCTTGAAAATCAAATTTAGTTTGATAGGCACGGATTATTAAATCCGTGCCCCTTGATTGTTAGGTTAAATAAGTATCGTGCCACATGAAACCAAGATCCAGACCCGCGGCCACAGGATGGATCTTCTCAGCGGCCTCATAAACATCCTGATGCTTAGAATCCTCTCTCCAGGTGGTAATTCTTATTCCCCCTGGGAAAAGACCCGATCTTGCGATGTAACCGGCAGCGGGGACTTTCAATCCTACTGTCGGGGGCCGATAGAAAAGAAATGCCATGCCATGTCCTGCTGTGGTAGCCCAGATCTGCGCAGCCGTGAAATCGGTTGCGGCCTTCAACTCTTTCGCTGAACTGTAAATCGCCGGGGCCACCATCACCTCTTCGAGATCAAGGATCGCTGCGATCAGTTCAGGGGTTAAAACTCCCTTCTGGACATATTTGATCTTATCCAGAACCGAATCGCATTGTTTGATGGCGCTATAGGTCAAACCATCCATCAAAAGACAATTCGGCATCAACCCAGTGGCTGATTGGATCGTACTTTTCCGGAGATTCACATCCTCCAGGAAGGTATTTGTGACTCCAGGAGGAGCCCACAGACCCGCCGCATCCTCACCCGTTGCTGCGACACTTGACCATACAGTGGTATCGATCAAGTCTTGTACCAAAATCTCCCTTTTCATCATGAGTTTGTCTGTGGCGAATGCGATTGCATCCTGATCCGGCTGGAGAGGAGGGCCACCTTGAGCGGTTGCAACTTCCCGGTCTTCATCGGGGACCTCTTTTGCGAAGGCGTATTCCTTTGGAACTACATCAATGAAGTCAATCGGATATCCGCCTCGATATGCTTCACCTCCTGGACCTCTCATCTGAGCTTCATCTCTGAACCATGCCCCTTTTAAATAGCGGGCAATCTTTGCCTCCGGGGGGCAGTTATTGATCATTGGGAAAACCCGATCCGCTACATAGATCGGATTCCTATACTGGATACTCACATTTTGGAGTATCGGTGGCACTCCAGTTTTATTTAAAGGTTGAGCCATTTTAAAAACCTCCTTTTTTTAAAGTTTGTTTAGTTCCTTCTTAGACCTTGACTGTCAATGGGCAAAGAAGAACTGATAAAAGTTCATCTTCCGCACCCGATGGATAAACGACTATCCCTATCGGATACTGAGTTGTGGCTGCCGCTTTCACCTTTCCGGAATCCCCTACGTCATCCACCCATTCCAGGGCAACAATGATTTGGGCTGCCAATGCTCCACTTGCAACTGCCTTAGAAATTCCACCGCATCCGAGTAATGCTACAACGGCCTCTTCGCCTATGTTGGGAGCATTCTGGAGGATGCCGATTGGAATAGCTGTGACAGCGGTTAAGGGAAGAAGAACCGTCCCATTAGATGCATGGAGACAGACAACCTTATACTGATGGGTTCTCAAATCTTGCCCTGCTATAAAAGACACACAAACTCCAAGTTTTTCAATAGCCATAACAAATACCTCCTTTTTTTAGTTTTGGTCTTTCCTTCTGTTCCCCCAAAAAAGAAAAGGCCAATCCCGCCGTGATCACGGAATCGGCCTTTCTTATACTTGGGACCCGGCTGCAGACCGGGATTTTTATATTAGATTAACTTCCCGAATTATTTTTTCTCTCTCAATTTCTCCAACTGGTCGTAAATCTCTTTCGCCAGTTCAGGATTTTCCCTCTGTGCTTCGATCAAGGCATTTCTATAGGAAATGGACTTGTCAGTCTTCATCTTTTCCTTGACCAAGCCCTCCAACTGAACCGCCGGATCAACTTTTGGCTTTTCTTCGACTGTTGCAACATCTGGAACCTTGATCTTTTCGCCATCCGACTTCAGGTCTCCCAGTTTGCTCGCCATGAGACTCTTTTCTTTCTTCAAGATCATCACAGCAGCTTCCGGGCCGGTGGTCTTCCCGTCAAACTTCAACTCATTGACGAGGGCCTCGTGTCCGGGGATTAACTGATCCTCCACATTCTTGATTCTGTTTCTCTCGGCCTCTGCACCGTCAGCCTTTCCTTTTGCCGCACCTTCGGAAAGACCCTTCTCGAAGGCTTCCTTCTCGATCAATCCCAGGATTTCGGGATATGCAGTTTTGAGATTTTCTTTGGTAACGATATCTTCCATGATTGCCGCTCCTTTCTTTTTATTTTTGTCATTCCATTGAGAATAACAAACGCCTGATCTTTGTTTCTCATTGGGATAATCCTTATTCAAGACTTTATCACCCATGCACCGGGAGATAAAGTCTTCTTCTTTTTCACCTTTTTCAGGCTGTGGGATTGGCATTTTGTACCTCTTTAGCCCTTATTCGTTCCTCTGTGATCACCCTGATCGCTCGGGTGCTTGGTATTAAACCATACCGATCTATCAAGTCGGGTAATGACTTCACACCGTCTGCCAGACCCGCATCAATAGCCTGTTTGCCCATAAATACTTTCCCATCTGCCATCGAAAGAGCCTTTTCAACACTCACTCCCCTAAACATGGCCACGTCATTGACGAAAGCAGAATAAATATAATCAACGGCTTCCTGAAGGGCTGACTTCCCTTCTTCGGTTAACGGACCGTATTGGGAAGCGACTCTTTTGTATTTCCCAGCCACGATCTCCGTGGTCTTCACCCCCATCTTCTCTTCAGCCTTGGAAACGTCAACATGCTGGGCAACGACACCGATGGACCCGACCTGAGTAGTATCCCCAGAGATATAAACCTTGTCCGCCGCCGATCCGATCCAGTAAGAAGCGCTTGCCATCATCCCATCGGTATATGCAACCACTTCTTTCTTTCCCCTGGCCGACATGACCATTCGTGCGAGTTCTTGAGTGCCGTCAACTGATCCACCTGGGCTGTCGATATAAAACACGATGGATTTCACGTTCGGGTCATTCATCGCCTGAGTGAAATCCCTTCCAATCAATTCTGTGGATACTCCCCCGGAAATCTTCGAAAACATATTCATTCTTTTGGAGATCACACCGTCAATCGGGATCACGGCCACGCCGTTTTCAACCGAATATCCCTGTTCCTGGTTGTCCAGTGGCTTCCCGATCTGGGCCTCAATGCCCTTGATGTCGATCTTCTCTCCTCGAAGATGAGTAAAATAGATATTTGTGATCTCAGCATATTTTGATGGAACAATCGCCCACGGTGAGGTTAGAATATCAATCAATTTCATGTTGTTTCTCCTTGATTCATAGACTGATTCTGGGGACTTCCGGCTGTCTTCTTCTGAAAACCCATCCCAATCTTTTCCATCATGGCCCTCTCTTTTACAATTCGGGGGAAATTAGCCTCAAAATCCCCGCCGGTCAACATGACAGTTTCTTCATCGAGGGTTGAAATTCCGAGCATCAATCTCTTTTCAGCGGCATCGGCCTCTTTCATTGGGTCAATCTGACTTGGTGCCTCTCCAATCCACAAAGCTCCTGAATAGCCTTTCCTCAAAAGAGGATCATTGAAAAATCCAGGGGCCTGAATTCTCCCAAGGGCAACTGCCTCATAAAGCCAATTTTCATAAATGAGTTGGCAGAAACTACGTGCTAACCATGCCCGACGACCTCTAAAAAACCGCCATGCTTCTTGTAATGCTGCCCTGGAAGCGCTGTATGAGGCCGAAAAGTGGCCAATTAGGATCTCAAAGGGTATTTCAAGGGCAACCCCAACTTGTTCGAGGATCGCCTTGATGAAAGGGTCAAAGGCGGAGTTTGGCCTCCCAGGATTCGCCGTCTCAATCGATTCGCCGGGTCTTAGTTCCACCATCATCCCATTGCCGAGTTTTAGATCGTCAGTTGAAGCCTTTGCCTTGCCTGTTTCATCCATCGAGGTCAGGCCAATCCCAGACATTCCTAATTCAGTCTTCAAAAAGACCGTAAACATGGCTGAAACGACGGCGGCGGTAACTTCATTCTCTGTGTACCGAGTCAGTTGCTTGATGGTTTCGATTACCGGGGCCAGGTATGGGACCCCTCTGGACTGTCCGGGTCTCAAGGTTCGGGAAAGGTGAATGACATTCCTCAGTCCTGTCTTTTCTCCAAATGCTGGAATTATTTTCCAAGTGAGACCTTGGCCGCCCAAAAGGAAATTTCCGGGATGTTGATCACAAATATGATAGGCTTTAGGGGCTCCATTTTCATCTTTTTCCACTCCTTCGATAAGAGTTGCAGAGTTCGCAGTCCGACCTTCATTCAGCACCCGGTCGGCTTCGATGAGTTGGATGGCCAGAGAATAAGGAGAAAATTTTCTATTTGACCTGCCCATCACTGCAAAAACATCCCCATTCTCAAGAACTTGCCTAAAAGCCACATCCTGAATATCCGCAAACGTCAGAGATCTCTGCATATGGGAATCTTGAGATTCGGCCCAGAGCCTGAACTCTGTCTCTGTCTTGGCCTCCCATGCGTCGGCTTCATCTTCGGAGAAATTCAATATACTTCTATCCGGTCTCGCCTGAAGTTTTAGTCCAATCCCAACGACATTCGTCACGGCAGTATTTACTGCACCTGCGGCAATAGGACTGTTTCGGATAAGATCACGGCTTCTCCCTCGAAGTATTGAGAGATCATAGATTACGGCTGTGTCAGCATCGGTAGGAAAGGGAGACCACTGAGAAAGAGACCGTTTATAGGAAGCTCCGGTATAACCCCCGGAGATAGCGGAAAAGGTTCGCGCCTTTTTTCTTTCATAGGCACGGACAGGATCGAAATAGTTGATCACCCTGTCGATAATGTTTGGTTTTGCTAACTCTAAATTAGTCAATAGGCGTTATCCCCGTTACACGGACACCTCCGTTGGTTAGTCGAATGATGATGTCATTCCAAAATTTAATGTTTTCTTGGATCAACCGCCCATCTGCTCTACTCAAAGATCGTCCCCCAATCGAATAACCCTGACCGTTGGAAACTTTATCGTCGGCGGCCAACCATAGGGTCAACTTTGCTTGAGCTTGTGCGAGTGTGATTCCAGACATATAGAATCACAATAAGCAGAAAAAGAATTAATTGTCAAAGTAGGTTAGGGGGGCAAAAGGGGGGCAAAAGGGGGGCAAAAGGGGGGCAAAAGGGGGGCAAAATTGATTACATCTTTTTGAGCCATAATAGGAGAGCCTCTTTCGAGATTGTTGGGTGTCCATCAAGGGTCACAAGGGGCATTTTATATTTCTTAGCCTTTTTTTTCATGGTTGATTTTGATCTAATTCCACAGGCTTCACAAATATCCTTCCACCCCATAAGAATAATTTGTTTTTCTGTCAATTTTCTGCCCTCCTTGAATTAATAATTTCGACCACAAATTCGGGAGTTCTTCCGTGATACCACGGTCTATGATATTCAAAATTAGGCGGAATAGTTTTGACTCGTGCAGCAGATAAATATTTAATCCTTGTCCATACTTTTATGTATCTTGTTCCACCCCGACTTTTACAGACAATTTCAACATTTTCTGGATCTCCGGCCATAGAGATTACCCATACCCTCGCCCCCTTGTGTGCCCACTTTTGAGGCGTATTAAAATTAGCAACAACAATACGGGATTCTTTTATACCGGGATTTGTCAATTTTCCACTCCTTTCGAAATCACCCGACGCCCATGAGTGCCAGGCATCCCCTGAGTTTGTTGAAGTATCTTAATTCCTCCCTGAAATTCTGGATCGGCAAGGGCAAAGGCAGTTACCACACAGTCAAGGAGATGGTTCGCCCGTTTCCTCACCCAGACAAACTTATTTTTTTTGACATCCAGAATCTTTCCCTCGGCGGTAAGATGACGCATAAGGTCAAGACCCACATTATTGTGAAAAGTGAATCGGCCTGGTTTCCCCTCTTCGATTCTGAGATGAAACCAGACTGCATCTTTTAGTTCATCCGTGTTGACTTCGAGAAGAATGATTCCCCCTGGAATCAGGGCACCTTTTTCTCCCGGCATTTTCTCAATCTTAGACAACCGCACCCGGTGAGGAGATGAATGGGACATCCCTTTTGTGCCAAGAAGTCCAGGATGATCTTTTCGGTGCAATCGAATCCATTGATAAGCCTCTTCAGTCATCGTTGCATCTTGGTCCGAATATTCACCTCCACCGGTATCAATTCCAATTCTCCAAATAGGAAGTGATCGACTTCCGTCTTCACTTCGATATTTCCACGCCAAGAGGTCATTGATCCCCGATCCCTCATAACTTCCATATAGGAATCCGTAATGAAGGAGGTGGGGGGTCATGTCCCATTTCCAGGCGATTGAGGCAAACCAGAAACCCTTTTGTCCAGGATCTATCCCGCACGTGATAGCGATGGTATCCTTGGGATAAATGAATTCTGGAAGGTCGATCTTATTCTTTTCGAGTTCATGCTCTTCAACAGAAATCGCTGTTTCCTCATAGGGCAGTGCCGCACAGTAGATCGTCCAGTTCCGCATCGGAGCGAAGTCCTCGCCGTCTTTCA